TCAGGCTCCCTGAAACCGTGCGATGCGGGGCCCGGCTTCCAGGGGCAGCCCATAGCCGACCAGGCAGAACTGGTCGAGAGCGAACAGAACCACCGATCCGACCCCCGCTCCGATCGCCAACCGCCGCTCCTTCGCCCAAGGCGTGGTGTAGTCGCCGATTCCCGTCAGGTGGCTTGTCTGCGCCGGCGGGAATCCGAGTTGCATCGGCAAATCGATCGATTGCCGCGCCTTGTCCAGATTCCGGTCGCCGGTATAGGTGAAGTTCTCCGTCTTCAGACAGGCCAGGTTCGCCGGTGTCCAGGCCGACTGCGGAAAGTTCACCAGTTGATTCAATGCCGTATCGTTCACATCCGGCGGATACAGAACCTCGAACACCGTATTCGGATGCGATTGCCGCACGAACGCCATGATCGTGCTCGTGAACGTGCCGATCAGTTGCGACAGGAACGCACATTCGTCCGCGAGACTGCTGGGATCGGCATTTTGACTCGGGATCACCGCCATCTGCCGGTTGTAGGTCTGGTGGAACAGTGTGGTGGTGTAACTGTCGTAGAAGGGCATCCCCGAGGCGTCCGCGAAGTACCACCATTGGACCTCGCCAAACTGCAAGTACGGCGTCAGGCCGGCGCTGTTCATGACCGCGGCCATGTCCGCGTAAGCCTGCTGCCAAAAGGCGATGCTCTGCGGCGAGAAATTGGTTTGCAACGCGGGCGTGTTCACCCACACCGGACCGCCACCCGGATACCGCTGCGCGATGGCTGCCGCCGTCGTGTCATCGCCGTTCCCTAACTCCATGCTGAACGATGTCGTAACGTCGATCCCATATCCCTTCAGCGCCGTGAAATAGCTCAAGCTCCAATCGCGTGCAGCGCGGTTGAGCCGCGGTGACGCCGTCAGATCGGTCACCCACCTGCCATCGGCGCCGCCGGTCAGCGTCGCTCCACTCCTCTGGGCGGTGAAAACCTGGCTGTTAGTCTGGACCGAGATACTGAGGCTGTTTCCCTGAAGCCCTGCCTGGCGCGACGTGATGGTCAAAGTCGCGCCATTCGCGCCGGCCCATACGCCCGTGGACCCCGCATTGACCAGCAGAGCCAGGCACACGGCAATCGACTCGGCGGTGTCGCCGAGCAGGTTCGTGTGTTGGATGAGCGTCGGCCCGAGATACTGCTCCGTGATCGCTCCCGAGGCGAATTCAGGCGTACCCGTGAACGCAATCGTCGCCGAAGCGCATTGCCGGCCCGACCCGCAAAGTTCGTAGAACCACAGCGCCCCCGCGTAGTGATTCACCCGGCCGTGAAAACCGAGAGTCTGAATCAGCCACGCCGTTCGCTCCGGCGCGAGCGCCAGCGAGTGGTTCGTGTCCCAATCGGTGGCCAGGCTGGTCGCCGGCACGGCCGCGAACGCCGGCAGATCGCTTACCGGAAACGCGATCTCCAGAAAGTCGAAATAGAGGCTCGCGCCCGTCCCGCCGCTGTGCGTCACCGTGACGCTGTGCGTAACCACGCCGGATTGCGTCCCCAAGGGAACTCGCGTCAGCACATCCTCGCCCGCCAGTCCCAGGTGGACGGGAACCGCCGGACGGTTGTCCACCTGCACCGTAATCTGCGCGCCGCCATCCAGGCACCGTGTGCCCAGATACAGCGAATGTTGCGCCGCCGCGGAGTACGAACAGGTAAGGGACGCTCCCGGCGCCGTCGTCCAGTGAATCGAGCCTCCGGAGTAGTTCCCGATGCCGTTTGACCACGACCCTTGATACGAAACCGCGGACGAACAGTCCTCGATCCTCCGGCTCCCGGGTCCGGCGACGCTATAGTGCAGATTCGTCCCAGTGACCTGCCACTGCGCCACTACCACCGAGAATTCGGTCCTGACGAAACTCCCTGCCTGCAGGTCCGCCGCGTACGTCCAGCGCAGTTTCCGTACATTGGCGGTCGGTATCGGGTTCCCGTAAACGTCCAGCAGATTACTGAAATCCAGGTTGATCTGCCATGTCGCGGGCGTTACACCCCCGCTGAAGACCGCCGATACCGCCGTCCACGATTCCGTCCCGGCGCCGCTGACTGTCCCGTACACCCCGACTCGATTGCCATTGGAACCCGGTTGGCCGAGATAAGTCAGTGTGATCAGCGTCCCGCTAGCGGCTGCCGTGACCTGCCCGGCCGTCTGCCCCGCGGTGATGGCGGCCGCAAGGTTGGACGCGGCGGACGCCAGCGTGTCGCTGCTCTGTATCTGGTAATAGAAGTGTTGGTCCAGCCAGGCAAGTTGAATGTAGTCCCCGGCACTCGGCGCACCCTGCAATTGCATCTGTGCGGTAGCCGCGGTGTAGCTGCCGGCTGGCGTAGCGTGGGCGGCCAGGTTCACGTAGTAAATCGTCTCCGCCGCGCCGAATGATGCCCCCGAATCGGCCCAGACCCTCAGATACGGCCATGCCACCGTCGGATACAGAGCCGAATCCACCGGGATGCAATTAGTCCGGGTTTCCCGGTAACTAAGGTGTACTCCGCTGAGGTCTCCATCCGGCAGGTTCCGCAAGGTCGGATGCTCGAAGACGTTGTCGCGGTTCCATTCGATCACCGCCCAGTCGGACTGTTGCCGCCAACAGCCCGACACCGTGAACCCGGTCGCGCTGGTCTGGCTGAGAGCCGCGATCGCCGAGGGCTGCAAGTAGTAACATTGCAGATCCCGATCGGGGCACAGCTTGGTAAGTTGTTCGCTCATTAGAGTCGAATCAGGAGGGTGAGATCGGATCCCGGAAGCACCTGGCCAACCGACAATACCGAAAGCGTCAGTTGCGCGCCGGCGGCCAGCGGAGGCAGCGTCTTGCCGTCCACCGAGCTCGATAGCGTCGAACCGGTGGCAAACGTCACTTGGCAATATTCGCTGCCGTTGACGTTCAGTTGCAGTTGCACCGGAGCGTCAGCCGCCGTGCCGAGAATGGCGAACACATCCCTCACCGAGCGCGCGGCATCCACTATCAGGGCTGGCGCTACGGATTGGTCCACCGCCAGAAACCCGTCCACTTGAATCGAGTACTGCCCGCCGGAAAGCGTCCGCAAACCGCTATCCGCCGAATGTGTCAGGAGCGCGTTGGCCGTCGGGCTGTTTCCTCTCGAGTTAGTCACGAACAGTTGCCCGCTCGCCACCCTCACATCCGGCAAAAGGATCGAGTAATTCCAGCTTCCGCAGTAGGGGCTGCCGAAGAATCCCTCCGGAAATGGCGCGATCGCGGTCTTCACCGCCAGGTGGTAAACCGGCGTTCCCAGTCCGTGCGTCGCGGCCTGGCTCCCCTGCACGCCCCGTTGCACGGTGTATTGCCTGCCGCCGTTCGCGACGGCCGTGATCTGAAGCAACTCGGTTTCAATCTGCAATACCGTCCCCGCCATACCCGTCCCGGGCGTGTTGAGGCTCAGGGTCGTGTCCGCGCTCCCCAACGCGCTTGCCAGCTCCGTCGATGGCGCCCCCTGAAGCTCATCCCAGTAGTACATCGTGAGCGTGGCCGAGGAAACAGTCTGCGTGTTCGTGAGGTCGGCAAACGACACGCCGCTCAGTTCCACCGTCCCTTCGTTGTGGCCGGGACTCAATCCGAAGAATGGCACCCCCGGGACATCGGCATCCGAGGTCCCCGACCCGCCGATCTGCCACCGGGTTACCACCGAGAGCTGCGGTGAGCATTCCACGTCGTTGACGTTCGCCGAGCGGCCCGTAACCTGCACCACTTCGCCCGCCAGGTTCGGAACCGTGAATTGCACCGGACTGCTCTTGGTCAGAGCCGCAAAGTGCCAACCTGCTTCCGCCACCGCGAAGGAACTAGTCGCGTTCGGCTCCACGGTCCACGCCGGCGACACCGTCACGCTGGTCGAATCGTTCGCCGCGATTGTTCGTTCCTGCCCGGCGCCCATTCCTTTCGTGATCCGCGCCGTCATCCCTCGACAGGCGTTCACGGTCATCTGCAGCGTCCCGTTGCCAACCGTGCTCGCAGAGTAGATCGTCGCGCCGCTCTCCGGCACCTGCTCCATCCGCCAGTAGAAATTGGCGTGGTCGAAGTTGACATCGGGCGGAGAGATTAGTTGGTAACTCATGCCGCCGTCGGTGAACGTGCCGGCAACCGCCTGGTTCGACGCGATTCGCAACAGATTCGCCGGGGTCGCCCCGCGATACGCGCAAAACCCGCTGACGCCGGCGGCGAAGCTCAACCCCGTCAGAGTTACGCTGTTGTCGTTTTGCGGAATCACCGCCTGCACAATGAAGGAGAGCGCGCTCTCGTTTCCCCCGCTGTCCACCGCGGAGACGGCGTAGTAGAGCGTCTGGCCGCCCGTCAGCGTCCCGCCCGTGCCCACTGTGGCGGCTAGGTCGAGCAGCGGCACACCCGGAAGCGCCCTGCCCGATCCGGCACCCGGATTGCCCGGCGCGACAAAACTCACCGACAGGCTGGTCTCCATCGTGCCGTCGGTATTGGTGGTGTCGCTTTCCGAGACCCCGAACTGCATGTTGCCGTTGGTGTCGATCACGCTGCCGATCAGCGGCCGCGGCACTCCCACTCCGGCGCTCCCCTGTTGGACCGCTCCCCACGCCGATGTCGACTGCCCGTTGCTATCCGCGTACCACGCGTCGTCGTGAATCTGTGCAGTAATCGTGCAGGTCCGGTAGTTCGTCGCCGGTGAGATCTTCAAAACGCGGAAAGGCTGGCGATTGAACCCTTGGTTCAGGTAAGTGACCGTAATCACATCGCCGGGCTTGATTCCGAATCCCTTGATGCTGGTGTCGAACTGAATGTACGTGTTTCCTCTAACCGACTTATCCAGGGTGAATTGTAGAATCCGGGCCGCCTGGTCGTAGTTCGGAAGCCCGACCGCCATGAGCGTCGCCGTGACCGTTTGTCCGGCCAATTTGATGTCGTCCGGGTCCACCACCGTGTAGCTGTCCTGCTGGTAGCCGTTCAGCCCGTCCTGGAAGTCGATCGCGAAGCAGTTCGGGGTATCGGCGATACTGCGCGACGATACCGTCACGCTCGGCTCTCCATTCTGTCGCCTCAGTATGCCGGAGAACCCGCTGCTGCCGTCCCCAAATTCGTAAGCCGGCCACCCGCCGCCGAGCGATCCCGTGCTGTTCGTGTACGCGCTTTGCGCCGGTTGCTGCAACGGCAGCGAATTCTCAACTTGGAGTTGCAGCACGCCTCCCGGTCCATACGTGAGGAACAGCCGGGCTGCGTTGCGCACACCGCGGATCACGTCGCCCGCGCTCTTCCGCTTCTGGATCGCGACGTTGCATTGAAACCGCGGAATCGTAATCGCATTGCCGTTCAGGTCCGTCGATTGGATCCCTTCGTCGCAGTAGGCCGCCGCCGCGGCGAAGCTCGTCAGGTCGATCTCAGCCGCTCTCCAGCCGCTCCTCCGCAGCACATCCAGCAGAATCCACGCCGGGTTGCTCGAGAATTGGTCGCCGATGTATGTTCCGTCCGCGGCATAAGTGGGAACTTTCAGCCCCTGGATCAACACCTGCACACTCGGCAGCGAGTTACCATTGTTCAACTGGTTCGGCACCACCACCGAAAGGTAAGCCATGCTCCCGTACGGGTCGCCTGCGGGATTTCCGTTGGCGTCCGTGAAGTTCATGTCGTACGCCCCGTCGCGAGCGCCCGGCGTCATGAGGTTGTACCAGCCCGTGCCCGTCATATTGTGGCCGGACACCCCTATCGGGATTTGAACATCGTCCACCAGCACCGTCAGCACGCCTTGAATCTGCCCGATGCTCAGCAGAGCCTCCATCCGCGTCAGATTGCCATCGTTTCGCGCGAACGCCACCAGCGGCTCAATCCACGCCGTTCCGTAAATCATCGGCACGTAGTCGTTGTACCTGGCTTGGTTCACCGACAGCGCCGACGTGGTCCAGTCCTTTCCATACCCGCGAACCGAGATCGTCTGCGGCACATACTCCAGCCCGCCGAATCGCTGCGGAATGCCCCTGGCCTGGCAATCCGTCCGCGTGTATCCGCACGTCGTGAAGGGCGTTGTGCCGTTCAGGCTCCCCGCGCCTCCCGAGATGCCGGCTGAGTAGCCGCAGCGATAGAAGAGGGAATACTTGCCGTCCGCCCCGCCATCCAAGGCCTCGGCCCGCTGGTCCGCCGTCGCCGGAAATGTCCAGGGACATCTCCGCTGGATCCGCACTTCCGGCAGCAGCAGCCTCTGCAGATTCATCCGGTTGATCGCCGTCAGGCGGAAGGTCGCTTCCTTGATCTGATCGGGCGGATTGCAGATCCCCTGGAAGATCACGCTGCTGTCCGTCAGCGGAGCGTTGTTCCGCAGGTCGTAGAACAGAAATCCAACCGTGAGCTGGGCGCCCTTCCATCCCGTGGCGCGCTCGATTTCCGAGAAATGTAAGTCGGCGTTCGCCAGCACCAGCGAGATCTTCGGACTCCCGTCCACTCCCTGGTCGGAAGCGGTCTGAATATCGAACGCGCTGTGCTGCAGCACCCGCGCGGCATAACTGGTGGCGCCGATCGTCACTGCGTGCGTGCTCCAGTGCTCCGTGTTGCCGTTCGACAACACGCAGTCGAACACCATGATCGGCGTATCGGTGACCGCCAGTTCCTTGAGCTCAGAGATGGTTTGCATACACAATGTTCACGGTTGTGGAATGCCGGTTCACGCCGGTCGAAGTATAAGTGAAGGCATCGTCTCGAAAGTGGGCGTTCTCGTAAACTCCGCCCGTCGTGCTGCTCTTGTATGCCGATGCGGACGCCTGCGGCTCCACTTGGGGTCCGTAAAGGTCGATCGCCGCCCCTGCCGGCAGTTCAATGCCGAAGGTGACCGATGTCGCCTCTGCGTCTCCCGTGCCCGCGATCGTGAAGCGGTTCCAGTTTGTGCCTAACACGCAAGCGGCGCGTTGACTCCCCAGCAAGAGCGCGATCGTCGCAGGCTGTGCCGCCCGCGCGTACACGCTCAGGCAGTAGACATACTCCGCCGGGGCATTCAGGGTTTGCGACAGGCTTTGCGCGGCCCCACCCGAATTCGCCACGTGCCACGCACACGTCCCACCGGCCGGGTCGACGCCCCCGCCAGTTAGCGTCAGAAACGACGCCTTCTGCCACTCCACCTGGCTCGGATCGTCGCTCCAAGCCAGCAGGTTCCCGTTCGGATCCAAAAACGTGAATCCGTTCAGCGAGCCTTCCACGGATGCGAAGAACTGCGCCAGCGTCGCCAGTTCCGCGTCGCTCAAACCGGCGTATTGCAGTTGCCATTCCGTGGTCTGCGCCGCCACGTCCGGCAGCTTGATGGTGCGGCCGTCGGCCGTGGTATTGACCACCGTTCGCGCCAGGCGCCGCTTGCGCAGAGGAAACTGGCTCAGCGCTCCCGTCGGCAGTTGTGGAAACATATCTATGTCCGGTTCTCGACCACCGTCAAACTCGTCTGCCCTTGCATTTCCGCGACCGCCGTGAGATCCAGTTGATCTCCCGCCAGGCTGCAGCTCGGGTACGAGGTGCCATCCCAGGGATCTACGAAGACGAAACTCCCGAACTGTCCTTCATTGCTCTGGAAGAATCCCTCCATCTCCGCCAGTTCCCCCTCGTCCAGTTCGCTCAGCCGGATGACCCATCGATGCAGCGGCCCGCTCGCGTCCCGGTATCGCTGGTCCGTCCCGTCCAGAAACCGCATCGTCTGGTTCTGATATCGCAAGGCCCGCGTCGCCGGATACTGTGCCACGGCATTGGTTTTCAATTTGGGAAAGGTGGCCATTTTCAGAGTTCGTTGACTACGTCGTTAATCGAGCTGAGATTCAGCATCGCTCCGCGAACCGCCTGCGCAATCTGGTCGCTGTTGTCCAGAAACGACCGCGCATCCATTGTCTGCACCGTCACCGAGATCTGCGGCGCCGTCGCGCTCCCCCCGCTTCCCGAAGTCCCGCCGCCTTGTCCAACCACGCTCGAATTCGCCGCCGCCCCGCCGCTTGCAGCGTCCGGCGAATCCGCGGCCCTGCTGTACAGCCTCGGCGTGCCCATTTGATCGAAGTCCGACGCGCTCAGCCCGCTTCCCGTGTCGGCGCTCGTAAACGAGATCGACGATGGCATCGCATATTTCTCCAGTACCGGCGGGGTGGATGGTCCCCCGCTGAACAGCCCGATCAGCTTGGGGATCAGGGATATCAGCCCCCCGCCCTCGGAATAGGTCGAGGCGGCCGATTCGATCTTGGATGCGGTGCTGCTGTCCGTACTCGTCGAACTGCTGCCGCTGCTGCTGGTGCCGCTGCTGCTGTGGTAGCTCGACCCCGCCGGAGTCCCCGATTCTCCGTACGGGTTGCTGTCCGCCTGCCCCTGCGCTCCCGCCGGCGTCCCGCCCGACGCCTTCGGCGTCATCTCCGTCGTTAGCGCATCCCACATCGCCTTGGTTTGCTCCTGCGCTGTCGCCGGCGTCCCGCCTGCCGCCTCCGGCGTCATCTCCGTCGATAGCGCGTCCCGCATCGCCCCCGCCATTTCCTCCGCAACGCTCTGCATATCGTGCGGACCGCTCATCCCGCTCCCCGATGCCTCCCTGAAGCTATCGAGCAGCCGCTCGTCCGTCATGTTGGCCATTCGTCATCTCCGTCACTAGTGCCTTTTCCAGAATCAGGAAGGCCTCGGCCTGCCGCGCCGTCAGTTCCGAGAACTGCAAGCCGCCCAGCCGCCGCCGCACCAGGTACTCCTCCACCAGGCACTCGCTCTCCGCGGTAATGTGCGATCTTGGACACTCGTGCAGCATCACGTCGTTCCTCGCCCATACCGGCGGCCCGTCCGGCGCTTGGCTCCCGCCGAGCCACCCGCACCGCCGTCTCTTCTCCAGGCCGGACTTCCTGCACGTGTCGCACCTCCAACCGGCCTGGTTCGAGAACTGGAAGTGGAAGGCGACAATCAGTTTTTTCGTTCGGCCGCGCTCAGTCCGGTTTCCGCCCGCACCGCTGCCAGTGCCTCGCGAAACAGGTTTTCCGGCCCGGCCTCCGCCAGCAGCTCCGGAGTCGCCGCCACGCCGTCCACCGTCAGCCCGCGAACCTCTCGCAAGCCCCAGCACACGTAGCTCCGGTCGATCTCGGCCTGCAGGAGCGCTCCGTCCATCTTTCCGCCGGCGTCTTCCCCCGCCTCCAGAAATTCCTTCTTCCCGGCCAGAGCGCGTACCCGGCGCATCAGTTCCAAACGCCGCACGAAGGACATTCGCGCCACCACGTACGTGACTCCTGGCGCGATCTCCGACTCCACCTCGCGAACGCTTTCGTACGTCATGGCTATCCGAACGCCACCGCGATTTCGTTGTTTACCGTGCCCTGCGCCCGCGACGGCCGGAACTGCCATTGCAGCCGGTTCTTGCCGTCGTTGAACTCCGGAACTTGCGGTATCACGCTGTTCATGTACACCGCCATCACCTGGCCCTCCACCTCGCCCAACTGGAACATCACGCTCACTGGCGACTGCTGCCTGGCGGCCTGGTACAAGCCCGCCGTCGCCGTGTCGTCCTGGCTGTACAGATCGATGGCCGCCGTAACCGTCCGCTGTCCCGGTGCAATGCACAGCGGCAGGTTCGATCCAAACTCATTCATCCTCAGGTCCAGGTTGTTCTTCAGCACCAGCGAGGCGCTCGCGATCGTGAAGAACTGCGTCGGCGTGCTGCCCAGCCATGCTTCCCCCAGGTTGCCGGGAACGATCGAATAGTCGAACGCCTGCAGCGCCGGCTCGGCCGGATAATTCTGCGAGTTCGCCACTTGCCCCGAATAGCTGCCGCTGTCCACCACGTCCTGCGCCATCCCGCTGAAGCGGAATTCGTGGAAATCCCCGTTTACCAGGATCTCCAACTGGTCCACGGCCGCTCCGCTCAGGAACCGCTGCACCGCCGTCGACGGGTCCCAGTAGTCGAATATGCTCGCGCTCGGCAGTTCCGTCGTGGGCGCGTAGGTGACCGAGGCCCCCAGTGTCGCGCCGGTGGCCGGCGGAGCCGAGAACGGCGCCGTCAATTGCACCGCGACCGTGTCCACGATCGCCGCCACAAATCGCAGCTCTCCGCCCGCCGATACTGCCTGGCCCACGCTTAGTCCGTGCGGCGCCCCGAACGTCAGTTGCCCTCCGCTTGTCGCCGAAGCCACCGTCCCGCCGGCGAATTGCAGCGGCACAGCTCCCAGTGCCGCCTGAAACAGCGGACCGTATGCCGGCCCCGCGCCGTTCGATTTCTGCCAGCTTGTCAGGTACGTCTGCAACTCGAAAGCCGTGCGCCGCCGGCCCCCCGCCGGCAAGCCCGGGAAAGTCCGGCTGCCGGTCTTGTCTTTCCGGCTGGTCGCCTCGAGCTGGTTCCTTACCGTCAGTTTCACCGCCGGGATCCGGTTGCTCGCCGTGATTGTCGCCACGCTTCCGTACGCGCTTTCCAGCGCCGTGTAGAAGCGGTTCGCGTTTGAAGATATGTAGGCCATACTAGCTCGTGCTCACTCCAATCTCGAAAGTGACCTTCGCCACTTGGATATAGTTCTTTCCGCCGTGCTTCACGGCTCCGAATGCCACCTGGTAACCCCCGGCGTAGTACATGCCGGAACCCCAGTCACCGCGGTTCCCGTCCAGAACCTGCGTCAATGCGTCGGCGCATTGCTCCAGTCCCTCCTGCAAACCCTGCAGCCGGTCCTGCGAGTTACGGATCTCCGCCGCCATCTGCACCGTCCCCGAAAACGTCCGGAATTTCTCGGTCAGGCTGTTCACCAACTTCTCGCAGTACACCTGAATCGTCGGATACCGCACGATCTCCCCGAGTTCCGCTAGATCCGCCGCCACGTTCTGCGCCCGGATGGGTATTTGCGCCGGAGCCGTTTCGCTCCCTGGTCCGCCATCCTGCCGGTTCCCCATCTGGGCGGCCACTCCGTTTGACGACGAGAGGAGCCGAACTACCGCCGCCGCCGCCTGGCTTCCGATTCCCGCCATTTCAACCTCTCTGAATTACGCGCGGTATCGGCCGCAGATAATTCCACGCTTGCCCTGTCCCCGGCGCCCGTCCCGTCGTGCTGAGCACGCCTGGCTGCACCCAGGACACTCCCGCCTCCACCGCCGCCGCGCTTTGCAGCGACAGGTTGTCCGGATCCGTTCCCGCGTAGACGATCCACCCCGTCGCCGTGCCGGGAGCGGTGCCGGCTTGTACCAGGAACGTGCCGCTGGCGATCGTCACCCCCGCCGCCTCCGATGCCGCGCCCTCTTCTCCCACCGCATTCACCCACGCTATGGCCGCGAAGTACGTCCCGTCCGGTAGGTTGCCGCCGGCGCCGGGTTGCGCCGCCACCACGCTCGGAGGCGCCGCCATCGAAACCGGCGTCGTGGCGATGCCAAGTCCCATCTCCCTCAGCTTCTCGAATGCCTGCTTGACCATCCCGTGAAACTGGTCCCGCTTCCCCTTGTAACGGTCGTTGAGCTGGTTGTTGTACGCATCGCTGTACACCATCTCCAGGGCGCGGTATGTGTGCCAGAGCTTCAGCGGAGGTGTCACTACCACCGAACTCAGGTTCGGTTTGGGTGTCACCCAGGACCATTGGCCGTAATATGTGTTCGCTGTCAGCAGCGAGGTGAGTTCGAGACCAAGGTCGATTTGTGCCAGATTCAGCTTCTGCGTCACATCGATACCCTCCGCGTGGGCCACGTTGAGGAGTTGCGAATCCACCGCCGCCAGATCGTCGACCGTCGAAGGAACGCCGTCCGTGAACAGAGCCATGTTCTTATCCCTGGTTCCGCAGTCCCATCAACCGCTGTAGTTCCGCGGTCGTGACCACTGACAACGGCGTTTTCGCGGCGGCTGCTTCCCGTTCCGCACGCTCCTTCGCTTCCGCCCGCGCCTTCCGGAATGCCGCCGTGGCGTCCGTCGATGCCGGATCGGCCGTCCCTTCAACCACCATCATCGCGGCTACTTCCCTCGGCACTTCCGTGTACACCCCCGATTTGCCGCCATCCCCGGTCGCGCGGCTCACGATCACCACGTCCCTTTCCGCGTATCCCGCCGCTGTCTCTCGAATCTTCTTGTAGTACACCTGCAAATCCATCCCATCCTCCTGTCCTGTTCCGGTCAGCTTTTGTGGGCAGGTTGACAACCTGCGGCCCCGCCCGGAGGGCACCCGCAACCGGCCAGGCAGGCGAACCTCGCCCGCGCGCGCGGCCAGCCGGCCTGCCCCCTCAAACCCCGGCGGCTCTGTCCCAAGCGTGTGGACAGAGCCGCCTTCGCTGCAAGTGCAACCTAGGTGTTGACCTGCACACCGGCCGCGTTCCGCAGGATGCCGCAGCCGTACAGCACGTCCACCGTGAATTGCTGCGCCAGCGTGTTCGGCTGGTAGCTCATCACCACGCGCATGCCGAAGTTGCCCATCTCGGCATACTCCGCGATGGCGCCCGTACCCGGCAGCGGTTGCGGCAGCCGCCGCACCACCAGGCCGATGGCGTCCTTCGTGAACGCCAGGTTGTGCGTGTTCACCGTGCCCGACGCAGTCGTCTTCGGCACGAACTGCGACCGGAACACGTAGAAGTCCTTCACCTTGCCGATGCTGCCGTCGATTAGCGCCTGCAGTCCGGCGTCGCCGGCCGTCTGGTACTCGCTGAATCGCGGGATCTGCCGCCACGCCGAATACGACGCTGCGTCTACTACGATGTACTTCGGCTCCGATGGCGGAATCTTCGCCAGGAACAGGGCCGTCTCAGCCGCGTCGATCGTGGCTTCCGAGATCGCCGTGCCCGCCGTCCCCACCGGCGCGTTGGCCGAGAAACCCGCATACAGGTTCAGCAGGTCGGCTTCGATTTTCTGCGCGATCGCCGCCACCGCCGGCTGCAGGTAAATCTTCAGCAGGTCCGGCACCGCCAGCACTTTCGTGACGTCCGGAAGCTGGAAGGTCGATTCCGCGTGCGTGTTCAGCACGATCTGCGCGTTCCCCAGACTCGGGTTCTGCAACGTAACCGTGCCGCCAATGGCATCGTTGATGTTGTTCGCCACCATCTGCGGCGGTATCGGCACGTTGATCGTGTCGCCGGATTGCGCCAGCGCCGGCTCGTAATCCCGATTCACCAGGTTCCCCATCACCAGGTTCCCCACCAGCACCGGTAAAGCTTCCGCCGCCACCAGCTTGACGATCGCAGTCGCGACATTAGTTGTAGTAATTGCTCCCATTCTTTCTCCTTCTTCCTGTCCTTGTACCAGCCTTCCGGCCGGCTGTTTTCTACAGTCCCCGAAGGGTCTGCGACGCCACGCGCACGATTTCCTCTCGTACCCGCTGCATCTCTTCCGTGCTCATGCCCGGACGGATTCGATCGATACTTACCGACTCGTTTCCGGCCTGCGGCGCCTTGAGGTTCCCCGTCATCCCGGTCCCTCCCGCAATCCGGGCTGGCAGAAACTCCGGATTCTCTTTCACAAACGCCGAGAGATACTCCCGTACCGGTACCTCTCCCGCTTCCCCTCGTGCTACCAGTCGCCCGTCTTCGCTACGGACAATCCCGTCCTGCACCGCCTTGAACGCCAGGTCGATCTTGGCCACTCCCAGGCGCTGCAACTCGGCCCGGACCGCCGAACTCCGCTCTGCCTCTTCCGCTTTCATCCGGCTCCGCTTGTTCTCTTCCGCCATCTCGTTGAGCCGCCGCTCCATCTGCTCCCGGCGCTTGCGCTCTTCCAGCAGTTCCGCCTTGTACGCGGGCTCGCTCTTCGCATGTTCGTTCTTGGCGTATTCCTCGATCGCCTGCCGCACAATCGCTTGCACGTCGATTCCTTCCATAAACCTCCCCAAAATCAGTAGGGCGGGCCATTTGCCGGCCCGCCCCGTGCTGACCTCCTCGTCTGTCTGCCGCCTATTGCAGCGCTGGGTCTTTAATGCCGCCCGCTTTCCCGTAGTCCGTCTGTTCGATCTCCTCTACCACCCGGTTCTTCACCTCCGGCCGCGCATCGGTCAGGTACTTCAGCGCCAGCCGCTTGAATACCTGTTTGGTGAGCGTTGCGCTTCCGATCCCCAGTGCCAGAAGGTTCTTGGCGTCGTCCAGCTCCGTCCCGAATTCGTCGATGTCGAAATCGTCCAGTCCCGTGACGTCAATCGACACCTCGTCCTGCCGCGCCGCTGCCACCGCCCCCAAAACCTGGGTGATGGTCTCCTTTACCACCGCGCCGTAGGCCCGCAACACCTCTTCCGTCGCCACGAAGTCCAGTTGCTTGCTCAGTCCCGATTGCCGCGCCCCCGCCCCGCTCGCGTCTCCCGCCTGGCTCATCAGGTAGCACACCCGGTAAATCTCGTCCTTCAGTTGATCCAGGTTGTCCGCCGCGATCTGGTATACCTTCCCGTCCGGCTCCGCCCACCCGAACCGGTCGTTCTGGCCAAGCTGTAGGTAGTACGTTTCCCCCACTACTTGTTTGAATTCGTTGTCCGAGTACACCACCGGCATCGCGAACAGCCCCATCGTCAGCGCCCACGACAGCGCGTTCGATTTGTTGAAGTGTTCCAGTTGCAGCAGCGCGGCCTTGTTCATCAGCCACAGCCCTTCGGTCACCTTCATCTCGAATACCGGAACCCGTCCGTACGGCGCCAGGCAATGCCGTCCTTCATCCACCAGTTCGATCGGGCTCTGCTCGGCCGCCTTGCGATAGATCTTGAAGTTCTCGCGGTCGTAATACACCCACCGCGTTTCCTTTTCCCACTTCGCGTCCGTAACCTTCGATTGCTGCAAGCAGGAGCTGCGGATTACCACCCACTCCAGCCCGCCTCGCTCATCGCGGTTCCAATTGATTACCTCGTCCGCCCCGTAGTCCACCAGGAATCCCCGCGACTGCCCCGATGCGTCTTCCTCCGCCCGCGTCGCCGCCCGTCCCGCCGTCCGCGGGAAGTCCACTACCACGTAACTGCTCCCGCAAACCAGCATCTCCGTGAACCGCTCCCGGAAAAACTGGCTCAGCCGCGTTCCTTTCAAATCGCAGTCCGCGAACAATGTGTTGTAGAACCCGCTCGCCGGGCCGCCCGGTTGCTCCATCTGCACCACCGGCTCGCGGTGCATCAGCGTCGCCGCGTACCAGTCGATGATGCTGCCGATGTAGTTCTCGTAGAACAGCCGCATCAGGCGCTCCTGGTAAACCTCGCCCGGTTCCTTCTGCCGCCGCACCAGGTACTCCGACCCGCGCTCCCGCAATTGGTCTCCCCCAACGTATAGGTCCCGGTACCGTCTCCACGTCGCCTTCCGCGCCATGTACTCCGGATGTTCCCGATTTATGGTCTGTATCATCAGAACAATCGCCCCCGTCGCTCCCCTATCGTGGGAAGCGGTCTGCACTCCTGCCAGACCAGGTAGCCCAGCGCGTCCGACAAATGCGTCCGCTGCCGGTCCCGATCCTTGTCGATCTGGTACGTGTCCGCCTTGAACGCAACTTGTTCAAAGTCCTTGATCAGCTCCCTGCACTTCCTGTCCACCAGCACCGAGATTTCGCCCGATGCCGACCGCAGCTTCGCGTTCATCAGGTTGATCCGCTCTTTCACGCTCGGATTCGACTTCGGCACCCGGTACTGCGTCTTGATCGCCGAGTGCACCTGAAGGTGGTCCCGCACCATCTGGTAATCCGAAAACCCGGTCGTCTGCTGCTGATTGCCCGAGGCGTCCCCGTAGACGATCAATCCCTCGTCGTGTCTCGGATACCGCTTCAGAAACTCCGCGCACGCCTCCTGCGTCGTTCCATTCCGGATCACGATCTCGTCCAGCACCTTCACCTTCCCGTCGTCCGTCTGCACGATCAACGAACTCATCGGATCCACGTTGAAGTCCAGCGCCCATCGCAGCGGAAGATTCGGATCCGCCGCCAGGTCCTTCACGTGATCCGCCGCCTCGAACGCCGTGTATACCGTCCCGCCCGATAGGTGCAGATACTCCCCGAGAACCTCCTGCGCGTAGAACTTCGCGTCGTAACTCTCTTCCAGCCGCGCGTAAAAGTCGGGTATCTTGTCCAGAAGATACCGGTTCTCTTTCGGCGCCGCTTGGATCGTCTGGTAGTTCTCGTTCTGATTGGTTACGAACTTCCTGTATACCCAGTCGAACCCCTTGGGAGTCCAAACTGCGAATCCGCACAGCCGCTCCGCCTTCGGGTCCCTCAGGCGCCCTTCCAGCCGCAGCCACGCCTGTTCCTGCGTGTAGGTCAACTCGTCCAGTCCGAACCATGCCAGGTTCGTGCCGCGCAGCCTCTCGAATTCGTCCACCGGCCGGAAGATGATCCGCGACCACGTGTCCTTCAGCGTCAGCGTATTCTCCGCCTTGTTGTGGTCGTACGGAATTCGATTGCTCTCCAGGATCTCCAGCAGCGTCGCCTGCGTCGCATCGCGCAGCATCGGATAAGTCGGCGCCCCCAGTAATCCCATCCTCCCCGGATTCAGATAACACAGCCGGATGGCCTCCTGGCACAGCGCCTGGCTCTTCCCGCTCCCGATCGGCCCCGAGAATCCCTTGAACCGCGCCCCGGCTTCGTGAAACCGCTTCTGCGACGGCAGGGGATCGTAGGCTATTTCTCGGAGTTCGACGTCGCAACGGGTCCGACCCAT